TTCAAATCCCTGTTCCTGCGCCATAGTTAAAAAACCCGCATAAATAGCGGGTTTTCTTATGCAGTGGTCAACTTTTGGTCAACTTTTTGCAATATTTATCGTGTTTATTAGTGCTTCATTTGTTTGATCTAGTAGGTGTGTATAAGTTTTCAGAGTTTGCTCAATATTGGTATGTCCTAATCTTTTAGAGACAGCAACAATATTCACACCGCTATTGATTAAAAAGGTAGCGTGACTGTGTCTCAAGTCGTGAATCCTTATCTTACTTACTCCACTTTTAACTATTCCTTTGTTAAATTGGCGAGATATCTCTGTCGGGGATAGTGGGTGTTCTCCACCGAAAAGGTAGTTACCTGGAGCATCTAGTAAAGGCTGTAACGATGAAAGTAGTTTGCTATCCATCTGTATTTTTCGTGTGTTCTTAGTCTTTGTTGGTTTGAGACCTTCTAATGCACTTCGCTGACTGTACTTAATTGTGATCCAGTCATCTTCGATATCGCTCTTTTGTAAAGCAATGGCTTCACCGCGGCGACATCCGGTCCAAAACAAGAATGAGAAAAACAGCTTATATAGTTCAGTATCAACGCTTGAAATAAACTGATTAAATTCATCTACTGTCCAAACGCTCATTTCTTCGTTAATAATCTCAGAATCCGTTTTCTTTAACCTTCTTAAAAGGGCAGATATGTTCGGAACATCATAGACTTCGTTTGCATACTTATAGACTGACTTTACGTAAGAAATTGTTACGTTCTTGGTTTGTGTAGAGTATGTTGTATCATTCGATAGGGCGCTATACCAGTCTGTCAGAGCTGCTCTTTTTATTTTCTTGATAGGAAGTTCATAGAGTTCTGAGAATCGCTTTGTAAAGTGCTCTGTATGCTGTCTACGGCTTGCTGCACTTGATTGTCTGTAGTCTTCCCACTGGTGTGAAATGTCTTTGAACGTCAAATCTCCGACAGTATCGTGTTTCAGCCTTTGTGCGTCAGCTTCTGCATGCTGAGCTTCACGCTTTGTGGCAAATCCGCGTTTCTTCTTCCAGGATAATTTACCTGTAATTGGATTCTGCACTTTGAAGACATAGTACCAAAGACCTGTTTTTTTATCTTTTAAAGCAGACATATGTACTCCTTCCTAAGATTTTCTGTAGTTATTCTCGAAGTAATCTGCAAAAGCTAAATGCAGAACTTCCATCAAATGCTCGCGCTCAGCAGGTGACATTCTGTAGAGTGCTGATTCAATCTCTTCTAAATACCTTTCTATCTGTTCCATTGATAGGCTCCTTTATGATAAAATTGAGTACAGTAAAAGCACATTGGAGTGAGTTTACTGCTTGTCCGACTGCTACCAACAGTCGGATTTTTTTATTTGTCTATTTCATCCCTACGGTCATTAATCACAAAAGCAAGCTTGCCAATACATTTAAACGTTTCTACGTTGGCAATAATAGGATTATAAGAAGGATTTTCAGGCAACAGGATAATTTGTCCATTCGTCATAGAAAGACGCTTGCAAGTGGCTATATTATCGTCCACACAGAAGCAACCAATCATACCATTAGTTACAGAAGATGTTTTCTCGAATATGATTAAATCACCATCATTGATGTTTGCATTTATCATAGAATCTCCATGTGCATATTGTGCAAAATAGTCCTTCCTTGGATTAAATAAATTTGATGGGAGTGATACATAGTCGACAATGTTGTCATCGACAAATCCGCCAGTGCCACAGGATATAAAATCGTATAGAGGTACTTTAGAAATATTGGGATTAGTAAGAATATCAAAAATTGAATCATCATCTACTATTTCACCTGTAACATCTGACACACGTTTGCCAGTTTGCCATCCATTTTTTAAAATTCTACCTTTTCCATCAAGTTGAATGTCTATCATAAAATCATCAGTTATTTTCAATAATTGGTCTAATGTCATATCCATTGCTTTAGCAATGGATACTAAAGTAGGGATGCTTGGATTTTTTACTTCTTCTTTTTCTATATTACTAATATATTGGAATGAGCAAATCGTTCTTTCTGCAAAAGCCCGCAACGATAAATTGTGCTCGTGACGATAAGTCTTAATTAATTCAGATAATTTCATATGGTGCTACCCTCCGTTATATCCAATGCAATAATAATATACTAGTGTTCAAATTGTCAAAAATAATTGACAATTTTTTGTAAAACATAGTTGACAGAGATTTTTTGTCTGATATAATTGACAACGTAAGGAGGTGATTAAAGTGCAATATAAAATAAAAGAATACCGTCTTTCTAAAAACATAACTCAAACAGAATTGGCTGAGAAAGTAGGCTGTAGTAGACAATACCTTAATGAATTAGAGAATACAGATATAAGAAATGTATCGTCACACTTACTTTTAAGAATTGCGAAAGCGCTAGATGTTTCAGTTGAAAAAATTTTTTTAGATAGAATGTCTGATATATCAGACGAATGCGTTCAATCAGTCAGAAAGGAGAATATATGAAAATTGAAAACTGGAATGGTCATCAAATCAGATTCATAGAAATCAAAGGCGAGTGGTTTGCAGTTCTGAAAGACGTATGTGATGCCTTGAATCTTAAAACGAAGTATATCGTTGAACGCTTAGAAGATGAGGTCGTTTCAACCGACCACGTCCCTGATAGCTTAGGACGTATTCAAGAGATGCTGGTTGTCAACGAATACGGAATATATGACGCCATATTCTCATCAAAGAAAAAGGAAGCTAAAGACTTCAAGCGTTGGGTTTATGGCATGCTCAAAGATTTAAGAGAATCAACAGGCTTAAAAGGCTTTGAAGTATTCAGAATGCTCGATAAGGAACATCAGAAAGAAATGATGAGAGAGCTTCAAAGCGGATTACGCCATCCTGTACGTGTCGATTATATCAAAGCAAACACCATTGCAAATAAAGCAATTAGTAATAAGCACGGCTTACCAAAGATGGTTAAAAAGGATGAAATGACACCTGAAATGTTAAAAGAGCGTGAGCCAATTCTTGAAGATACCGTCGACTTGATGAAAGCCAAAGAAAGATTTGAACTTAATGACCTATCAGTAAGCAAGAAGATTTATCAGATGTACAACTAAGAAATTTAAGAAAGGAGAAGATATGAATCAATTAGAAATGGTAGCTTTAGATAAATTGATTACAGATGTAACAGCTTTGAGAATTGAAATTGCTGAATTAAGAGATGAAATTAAAAAGCTTCATCATGACGATAAAGCTGAAAAAGAACTATTAAACCGTTATTTTCCACGAGGATAGTTATCGGCTGCAATGTTTGAAAGACCTACGAAATTTATATAAGCAACTAGTGCTTGAATATATTCTTTCATTTCAGGTATTCCTTCAGAAAGTTTAATTACCGTATGTGTTTGATCGTTGCCAATTTCTTTGGTGGCAAAATAAAGCGCACGCATTCGTGTATCTTCAATACGATTGATGGTTGCTCCTAAACTCTCATCCCAAATTTGTTTTTCATGTTCGGAATCTAATAGTGAGCAATAGGACTTAACAAGATACTCGATAGCCTTACGATAGCCTGCACCACATATGGCTTTTAATCCAAGTGATTCAGCTTCTAAAGATTGGTTATAAACTTCAACAAAATCCTTTGAAACGGCATTTATGCGCTCATTAAATTGTTCGCCTTCAAAACCATTTGGAATAGAAGTTACATATCTTGAACTGTATTTTCCATAATAGGACTCACCGAGTCGATATTTACTCATGAAAATGTTTCCACATGAGCATGAAAAGAGAACGGAAAAATATTGGTTGCTTGAATCATCCATATGACCATAAACAAAATTTGGTCTAACACGGGTATGACATACTGGGCACATTTCTGGATACGTAATTTCAACGTCTTTTCCATCATTGTTATAACCATAAATATAATGGTCGTTTTTAAACATTTTAGCCACCTCACTATTTAGCCAAATTATATCAAAGAAAGGATAAATATGAACGAATTATTAAAAATTAACACAACAGATTCAGAACGTATAACCGTATCAGCAAGAGATTTATATCAATTCTTAGAAGCGACAGAAAGATTTAACAGTTGGTTCGACAGAATGAAACAGTATGGACTAGTTGAAAACACAGATTATACCACCGTAAAAAAGTTAACGGAGGTTCCAAACAATGGCGGGGTACAAATTAGAGAACTTGACGACTACCAGCTAACCATTGACACAGCGAAACAAATAGCAATGCTTCAGCGTAACGAAAAAGGCACTCAGGCTAGAAAGTACTTCATTCAAGTTGAGAACGCATGGAATAGCCCTGAGCGAGTAATGGCAAGAGCCTTGACGATTGCTAACAAGACGATCGAAACCCTAAAGATTGAAAATTCTGAAATGAAGCCTAAGGCAGACTACTTCGACAATTTGGTAGAGCGCAATTTATTAACCAACTTTAGAGATACAGCAAAAGAATTAGGTTTAAGACAAACAGACCTAATCAATAACTTAATTGAAGATGGATATGTCTACCGTGATCAAAAAAGCAAGTTAAAGCCTTATGCAAAATATGGAAAGACTGGAAAGGGATTATTTGAACTCAAAGAATTTAGCAAAAATGATCATTCGGATGTTCAAACGCTGATTACTCCAAAGGGCAGAGAAACGTTCAGACTGCTTTATACAGCATAGGGAATTAGAAAGGATGCGAGATTTAGTGAAAGTCATCAAGAGTACAGAACAACTTATTGCAATGCCTTATTTAAATAAAACAGAAGTAGGAAGGCTTAGTACTTATTCAGGAAGAGACTTAACAGTTCTCTTTGAAAAAGCATTACAGATTGATAAAGAAGAGTTAGGTATCAACTGGATCTACAGTTACAAAGTACGCACAAAGACAGTAGCTAGGCTGATAGGTTACAGCATCAAGGAATTAAAGACACTTTATCAGGACAAAGAAAAAAGCGCAGTCCAGCAAGACGTGAGCGCTTAAGTGATGAACCTAAATCATCACTACCATTTTAACACAGAAAGGTAGAAACAATGAAAAAGAATAAATTTAGCGACAAAGCATTTAAACTAGGAATTTACATTTTCTACGGGGCTTTATTTGTAAAGGTTATCACGTTCGTTCTAGGAATCGACTAATGGAAATGTATTGCGAACACTGCCACAGAACATTTGTAGATGACGATATGAAATGGAAAAAGGGATATCACGATTATTCTTATCGAACTTATCCAGTATGCCCATTTTGCTCATCGGAGGATATAGAGGAAAAAGAAGATGATACAGAAGACGAAGAGTGATCTAGTGATTATAGAAGAAGATTTCCCATCATTTATCACTCCTGAAAAAGACAAATATGAAGAGATGTTTGATGAAGCAATGGAGAACGCACAACTCAATTGGAATAAGAAATACGAGGAAATCAAATGGAGAAATTAACACTTTATAAAAAGCCATTTAGCGGAGATCCAGCAAAGGATAGACATAAGTTTATCGGTGGCAGTGATGCCGGAACGATCATGAATGTCAATCCGTGGAAATCTCAATATGAATTGTGGCTAGAGAAAACAGGACAACTAGAACCGGATGATATTAGCGATAAGCTGCAGGTTTGGTTTGGCACAGAAGAAGAGGAAATCGTAGCTAAGCGCTTCTGTTTAGAAACAGGTAAATCTGTACGACGTTCTAACATGACATACCTATGTAAAGAATATTCGTTCTTAGCAGGGCATGTTGATCGCATGGTCGTTGGAGAAAATGCTGGTTTGGAGTGTAAGACAACATCCGCCTGGAATAAGACAGCATATCAGGATGGAGAGATACCGCCACAATATTACTGGCAATGCATGCATTACATGATGCTGACAGGGTGTGAGAAATGGTATATCGCAGTTAAAAAAGACAACACACAATTCCATATCCTACAGATTGAACGAAACGATGACCATATAGACGCATTATTAAGCGCAGAGAGAGCGTTTTGGGATTTGGTGGTAAATAATACTGCCCCAGATATAGATGGCTCAGAAAGTACATCTAACGCTCTCCAGAAACGATATCAAAATGATACACAAGATGTGATTGATCTAAGCTACTCCAGCACAGTCACACAATGCTTACAATCCATTCAAGATGTAGATGTACAGATAGATGCTCTGAACAAAATTAAATCTGAGTATCAGAACAAAATTAAAGCAGAGATTGGCGAGCACGAAGGCGGATTTACAGCCGCGTACAAAGTCTCGTGGAAAACGCAAAATAGATCATCAATCGATGCCAAACGATTAGAAAGTGAGCATCCGGAGATTTACCAAAATTATTTAAAAACAACTCAATCAAGAGTATTCAAAATAACAAAAATTAAGGAGAAGACAATATGACAGAAATTAAAGCAGCTAAAGCACCAGCAACAGTAGCAAAAGCTGGAGTATCTACACAAAATAAAACACTTAAAGATTACATTACAATTATGAAACCGGAGATTGAGAAGGCTCTTCCTTCAACGATTACTCCAGAGCGTTTTACACGTATTACATTATCAGCAGTTTCTAACAATCCGAAGCTGCAGGCATGTTCACCATCAACGTTCTTATCTGCAATGATGCAGAGCGCACAATTAGGACTAGAGCCTAATACACCTTTAGGCCAAGCATACTTAATTCCTTATGGAAACAGTTGTCAATTCCAACTTGGATATAAAGGACTATTGCAACTAGCATACAATTCAGGGCAGATTAAAACTATCCGTACAGAAACAGTATATGAAAATGATGAATTTAAGTATGAGTTAGGACTACATTCCGATTTAGTGCATGTTCCAGCAATGAGCAATCGTGGAAACCCTACTGCATACTATGCGGTCATTGAATATACAAATGGTGGATATGGTTTTGAAGTAATGTCCCATGATGACGTCTTAAAGCATGCTAAGAAGTTTTCAAAAACTTTTAATAACGGTCCATGGCAATCAGACTTTGAAAGCATGGCAAAGAAAACTGTTCTAAAACAAGCATTAAAATATGCACCGCTTTCCACAGAGCTTGTTTCCAAAATCAACACGGATGAAACAATAAAATCTTCAATCTCTGAACGTATGGAAGAAGTGAAGAATGATATTGACTTATCACAAATCATTGATGCAGAAACCGGAGAAATTAAAGAAGGAGATAACGAATAATGATAACAATTAACAAGAAAGTTGATAATGTCACATTTTACGATTTAATATCAGCAAATCAATCTGAAATTAATAATATTCTTGATAACGCTATACAAGACTTAACAGAAGACACAAAATCTGAATATAAAGACCCTTATGCACCACGAAAATTAAAAATCGAATTACAACTAACTTATAGATCACAGCAACAATTAAAAATAGATTGGAAAATTATACCACAACCCGCACCGTTTGATCGTACGCCAACAAGCGATGCACCAGAAGGACAATTTACAATCAGCGATTATGAAACAGGTGAAATCCATGAATGACATCATCATTACCATTCCTGGTGAGCCAAAGGGAAAAGGGAGACCACGTTTCACAAAGCGTGGTTTCACTTATACCCCAAAAGATACAGCAGATTATGAGCGAAAAGTTAGATTCTGTACACAAGAATCATTGCCGATTGGATATGAGCCAACTGATATAGCATTAAAGGCTCAGATACTTGCATACTTCCCAATTCCAAAATCATTCTCAAAACAAAAACAGCGTGATGCAATTGCATGCAAGCTACTGCCAACTGTTAAACCTGATTCAGATAACATTGCAAAGATTATTCTTGATAGCTTAAATGGATTAGCATTCTTGGATGATAAGCAGGTAACGGAACTGTATGTATATAAAGCGTATGATGACAATCCTAGAGTTGTAGTGAGATTGTCAGAAGCAAATAAGGAGAGTCACCAATGATTAATAGTGTAGTTTTGGTCGGTAGACTGACACGTGATGTTGAAGTTCGTAAGACAGCTAGTGGCTTATCCGTTGCAATATTTACTGTTGCATGTGATAGACGATTATCGCAAGAGCAGAAAAATAATTGCGCACAATCAGCAGACTTTATTAACTGTGTAGCATGGAGAGGAAGTGCTGATTTCTTATCCTCCTACGCACATAAAGGAGATACGGTCGGTGTTGAGGGAAAAATTCAAACACGCAGCTATGATCGTGATGGTCAGAGAGTGTATGTAACAGAAGTATTAGCAAACTCAGTTAACTTATTGCACAGTAAGCAAACAGTACAATCTCAAGAACAAGCATCATATGAACCACAAGTAACACAGGAACAAAAGCCACAGCAAATGTCAGACTTCGATTATCTTCCTAATGTGGAAGTAAGTTCTGATGATTTACCGTTCTGAGAGGTGAAGTATGAGTAGAAATGATAGTGGATGGATTAAGGAACATCGTTCGCTGTTGAACTGGCGATGGTTTAAAGACCCTAATACTGCGCACTTGTGGCACTATCTGCTATTGCGTGCTAGTTGGCTGGATGAAGAACAAGAATTTAGAACAATCAAAATAAAAAAAGGTCAAGTTCTTGAATCCTTACCATCGCTATCTAAAAATACAGGTTTAACATGCATGAATGTACGTACTGCACTAAATCACCTAAAATCAACAGGGGAAATAACAGACGAACTAACAGGGTGTGGAAGGCTTATAACGATAGTAAATTACGCAAAATATCAAGCCACAGACTCACAGGGTAACAGGGAATCTAACAGGGAATCTAACAGGGACCTAACAGGGACCTAACAGGGACCTAACAGCAATATAAGAATATAAGAAAGATAAGAATATAAAGAAGTATAAGAATAACAAGAAATATAGATATATAAGTAGTGCATACATATATAAGAAATATAAATAGTGTGTGCTGACGAAAGTTGCAACTTTTATCTATATTAGGAGGATTTTCAGAAATTGGAAAAATCACAAGTAAGAAATTTGTTGAAAACTTTGCGATTGAGATATCCAGAGTATTACGCAAGAAAAACAAAAAAGGAAATTATTGATATCTTTAACTCTTTTGTCATCACACTTGCAGATGTTGATCAGATTGCTGTAGCAGGAGCGTTAGATAGTTACTTCAAGAGTGGTAACTCAAACTATCCTCCTACAGCTGCACAATTAAAATCAAAGGCTATGGCGATGCCTGAGTACATGTGGAAACAAGCTGTGCAAGAAATGCGAGATAAACCAACATTGCAGATAGAAACACAAAAGAGAACAAGAAGAGAAATTCTACTGAGCTGTGCAGTGTTGATTGCAATGTATGACGTCAATACGAAAGAAGAACTAATCGAGTGGTGGAACACATATGCTGATAACACGCCACTAACAGAAGAAGAAATAGAGAAAGTGTGGGAACACAAAAATGAATTTAGATAATGGAAATATTAAAAACATCAAAAAAATACTACATGAAATTGAGCTGATAAACCTTACTCTCAATGAGGTAGAAGCAGTTGAAAATGACACTTGCAAGCTAGAACTGAAAGGAAAAATGACCTTTATTGCACTCGAAGAAGACGAGAAAAAGGATATTCTTGCAAAAGTACGTACTCGGCTTGAATACGATAAGTCTCAACTTGCAAGTGCGCTTGGTGAATATGTGGATCATAGTACAACGGATTGGAGTGAAGAATAATGTTTTTGACAGGAGCAGTTTGTTTTGTACTAGGCTATTTCTTTGGGATTGTTGTAACGAGCCTAGCTAGATCAGCAGGAGATGGAGATAGATGATTCAGTATAAAGAACTTAAAAAACTAAAAGACCAGGGTCGAGAACTATACGAAAAAATCGAAGCAACCAAGAAAGCACTCAGAAACAATCAACACACAGAAATAAACAGCTTTGATTTATTTCTTATGGAACAGAAGTTCAAGCGAATAGTTGAGAAGCTAATGCAGTATGATGACCGTATTTGAGGCTATCGAAACACCGATTTTTTCAATAGAAGACCTTAGAAAACTTTTAGAAACAGAATTGAAACTTCTAAGAGCAAAGAAAAAAATGTATGGAAGGGAACCATACGAAGAACAGATAAAAGCAGTCGAGACCGTTAAAGGTCTAATCGAACAAGCATTCATGGAAAGAAGAAATAAACTTTAGGAGGAATAGAACATGCCAAGAAATACTTTGATGGATTTGAACAACCACCTTTTCGCAGAACTGGAAAGACTAGGCGATGAGGATCTAACGCAGGAAGAACTTGAAAAAGAGATAGCAAGAGCTGATGCAATCACAAAGGTAGGAAGTGTCCTAGTTAACAATGCAAAGACAGCATTAGAGGCAACTAGAACACAGCTTGAATATGGAAGATGCAATAGCGTACAGATTCCAGAGATGTTGCTAGAGAACAAGAAACATGAGAAGCAATAGAGTGTTCACTGACGAACAAGAAAAATGGATCTATGACAACGCTAAGGGGATAGGAAACGTAGAACTGACAAATAAGTTTAACAAACACTTTGGGGAGCATCGTCAAGTCAAACAGTTTAAGTCATGGAAGGCAAACCATAAAGTCTCTAGCGGCTTAACTGGTTGGTTTGAAAAGGGCAGAGTCGACAAACATAAAGGCGATCACAGTTTCAGAATTCCAAATAGTGAGCATTCAAGATTTAAAAAAGGGCATTGTCCTAAGAACCATCTTCCAGTAGGAACTACCGTCAAAAATACAGATGGATATTTTCAAACAAAGGTGGCAGAGCCAAACAAGTGGAAGCTGACACACAGACTCATCTGGGAAAAAGCCAATGGCCCTATTCCAAAAGACTACACTGTCACGTTCTTGGACAAAAATAAAGATAATTTAGAACTGAGCAATCTAGCACTCTTATCACGAAAAGCACAGATTGTCGCACAACATCATTACGGGCTGTCAGAAGACCAAGAGATAAGTAAGTCGGTGATTCAGTTAAGCGAGCTACAAGTAAAGCGAAACAGCCTACAGAAAAGGCTGAAGGAGGATAAAAAGTGAACTACGAAGACCCATACAGAGAAGACCTGCAGGTGATTGATCGTGAGCTACGCAATCACTACGAATACAAGAAACAACTTGAGATGGTCAACGAGCGAATTGCTGAGATTGATGCACAGTTAACTTCGATTGGTAGTCCTAGAATCGTTAGCCCAGAAGAAGCAAAGTACCAGAAGGGCACTAGGATTTATAGCGATATCAATATGCTGGAGTTATTCCAGGAACAGGACCAACTTATAAAGCAAAAGCAAGACCTGCTTTACTTGATTAGCAGAGTACAAGCTAGACTTAACAAGCTGGATGAAGAAGACATGCAGCTACTTGAGCAACGCTATAAGTACAAGAAAACTTTAAGGGAGTTGGCCGTAGAGATGTGTAGCAATAAGGACACAATAAAAAATAAAATTGGTCAAATATTGTTGAAGTTGTTTTAATATACTTTCATTTTTAAAATGTGCTATGATATGAAGGAAATAAAGGAGGAGATTTTATGGAAAATGTATTATTAGTTGCAAAATATATATGTGATTTATACTATGCGAATTCAGGTGAGAAAATTGACGAATTAAAATTGCATAAGCTTCTTTATTTTGTTCAACGCGAAAGTTTGGCATCAACAAATAAACCACTATTTCAGGAGGCAATGCAAGGATGGGTACATGGTCCGGTTTCTCCAGAAGTCAGAAAATATTTTTATAATGGAGAAATGAAAATGGATTTTCTGGGAAATTTATCGCAAGATTCAAAAATACTTATAGGCGGTATTGTAGAAAAATATGGCGGTATTGCCTCTTGGAAATTAAGAGAATTGTCACATAAAGAAATCTCATGGCAAAATTCAAGAGTCGGATTATCGCCAAGGGAAATGGGGCAAGAAGAATTAAAAATTGAAGATATAAGAAAGGATTCAGAAAAAGTTAGACCATTTGATTATCAATGGGGTATGTATTACGATGAAATGGAGGATGCTGAATGAATACATCCCCTGGTCAAATTGTAAAAGTAAGACGACCGTATTACAATAGCGCTACTAGATCTACGCGTTTTAAATCAAGACCGGCTATGATTGTAAGGGTGCCCGCTGCTAATGAGATTGATAACGACTATATCATTTTACCAATTTCAAAAATAAGTTATTCAGAGATGATAAGCCAAGAATACGATATTAAGATTGAAAAACAGGCTTATCCAAAACTTAATTTATCAGAAGATGTTAGTTATATACGTACGCATAAACAAACAGTTGCAAATCCCAGTGATATGTTACTAAATGAACCGGATGTTGTTTCAAATTTGAAAATAGAATATCCAGATTTGTATTATGAAATTCTTGAGAAAATGGCTAGTTTTCAAGAAAATATTATATGTAATTCATAAATAGACATGTCTATTGAAAAAATGCAGTATAATGGCGTTAGGCGAAAACCATGAGCAGAAATGCTTGTGGTTTTTTTCTTATGTAGATTCGAGACTATCAGTGCTTTTCTCTGAAATCCTCCTTTTGCTTATTTTCCAAGTACTCATGTAACCTCATACGCTGATAGTTTCCAATGTACATAAGACGAACATAAAGGGAGATAAAAGTGGGACAGGGAAAATATGCAAGAAATAGACCAGACAAAGACGGAACATTTAGAGCTGCCTTTGATAAGAACAAAAAGACTATATACGCAACACAGACAATATGCGCAATATGTGGAAAGCCTGTGGATTTCTCATTGAAGTTTCCTGATCCAATGAGTCCGACGGCCGACCACATTATTCCGATTTCTAAAGGTGGGCATCCATCTGATTTACAGAACTTGCAGCTAGCGCATTTATCATGCAATCGTGGCAAGTCCGACAAAGTAATAAACAAGAAATACATAGCAGACAAGAGCATAGATAACAGGGTTTTGCCACAGTCAATGGACTGGAAAGCGTACAAAGCATAGGGGGGGAGTGCCCCCTACCACCATGCTTTTCGCAACACACGCCCGTTACTGCGAATATTTCTCGCTGAAATACCATTTTTTTCACAAGTGACTAGTAAAATAGCCACTTTTTTTATGGAGGGAACAATGACAAATTACAAAGGAATAGGATACCTAAGAAGCAAACTGGCAACAAAGAGAACCAGAGTCGAAACACGATATAAGTACTACGAAATGAAAGACAATCATAAGCCGCGTAACGTAATGGTTCCTACTGCACTGCAGAACAAATTCAACTTCACTTTAGGATGGTGCACTAAAGCGGTTGATGCACTTGCTGATAGATTGAGATTTAGAGGATTCAAGAACGATAACTTTAATATGGAGCAAATCTATGCCATGAATAACAGTGACATTTTATTCGATTCTGCTATTCTGGGTGCACTGATTACGTCATGTAACTTCATTTACATCACAGAAGATGAAACAGGATTTCCAAGATTGCAAGTTATTGATGGCGGTAACGCAACAGGAATCATGGACCCGATAACTGGAATGCTAACAGAAGGGTATGCAGTGCTGAAGCGTGATGAAAACGACAATCCACTAATAGAAGCATGGTTTATTCCGGGAAAGACAGTAATTTATGAAAAAGGGCTACAACCATACTCTGTAGATAATGTTGCTCCGTATCCTCTTTTAGTGCCGATTATCAACCGTCCAGATGCTAAACGACCATTTGGCCATTCACGTATTAGTCGAGCTTGTATAAGCCATCAGAATAATGCTAAAGACGTGTTGATGAATATGGCAATCTGTTCTGAGGTTAATTCATTCCCACAGAAGTACCTAATTGGTATGGATCCGGATGCCGAACCAATCAATGAAACAGGAAAAGCATCACTCACAGATTTCTTACAAATCAATAGAAGTGAAGAGGGTAGTAATCCTACATTAGGCCAGTTCTCACAAGCACAATTAACTCCATATGTTGAAGAAATTAAAGAGTATGCAGCATTGTTCACTGTTGAAACTGGTTTAACACTTGATGATCTAGGAATTGCATCTTCTAATCCTACAAGTTATGAAGCGATAAGAGCATCGCACGAAAACTTGAAATCCATTGCAGAAAAAGCACAGAGATCATTTGGGACTGGTTTTCTTAATGCTGGATATTTAGCGGCGTGTGTTCGTGATAAGTATCCATACGCTAGAAATCAAGTGTATGAAACTAAACCATTATGGGAACCAATCTATGCGCCTGATGCTTCCGGTATTGCTGCACTTGGTGATGCAGCTTTAAAGGTTAATCAAGCGGTGCCTGGGTATATTGGTAATGATAGTATGAGAGATATTCTTGGCATAGATGGAGATAACTCCTAATGGACGATATTGTTCAGAAAGCAAAGTCAGTATATTTGCAATTGCTTGAGAACGATACTGAACTTAAACGTCTTAGAAAATCGATTGAGAGCGGCAAAGCAAGTTATGAAGCTGCTCAAAAATATAGTGAACGCTCAGGACAGTTAGCAAAAAAAGCAATATCACAAGTCAGTAATGGTGATTTAACTATTACGCAAGAGATTCTAAATCCTATTTTGGAAGCAAATTATCAAGATGTAATGACTATAGCGTCACAGGCGCAAAATGTCATTTATGAAGCTGCAAAGGTAAATTTAAAATCAGCTACAGTTTCATATGACAACACATATGCAGATAGTATTTCTTCAAAGTTTGATAACTATGATGATGTGGATGATGCACTAAATGCTGCAGAAAATCTTTTTATTTCTGCTTCTCAAAACTATATAGACGAAATAGGCAGGAGAAGTGCTAAATTCATGGATGAATCCGGCATTAACGTTTTAGTTTCTCGCGAATATGACGATGTAGGCGTACATACTACCGATAAAGGCGGTGGTGATGTCTGCCAATGGTGTCTTAAACGTTGTGGGACAGATGTTCCATACAACGAAGCATATGATATGGGAATGTTTGAACGTCATCCTGGTTGTGGCTGTATCATAACGTATACAACGAAAAGAGGAGTTGTAATTCAAGGTAAAGGTGATTGGGAAACTAATAATTGGCATACGACTCATGAGAAAATTAGCAAAGAGAAGAGAATAAAATTTAATTTATATCACAAAAAAACCGGTGAGATGACACCTGATGAATTTCTCAATTATCAAAGAGAACTTGATTCGATAAAGCATCTTGAAAAGAAACAGATTATTCTTCCTAAATCTGAATATGCAATCATCATGGCAGAATTAAATACTAATCTTTCTGGTGAAGAACGTAAACATGCTATAATTTTTAAAGCAATAGGAGACTATAATTATAAAATTATAAATAAAGGTTTTAATGACTATGTTGTAATCAGAAAGGAAAAGTTATGAAGTATAGTTCAGCAGCTAAGAAGCTTATACCAAAACTCAGGAAACTATGGGATAACGATGATTATGTTAAAGGAATAATTACGTTTGCAAAAACAGATAGAAATATTATTAAAATTTCTCAATTTATTGATATGTCATATCGTATGGATAAAAAAATAACTGCAGATGATATTTCGTACCTACTTGAAGTACTGGAAAATGAGTCATAATAAACATCGCATAATTGCGGTGTTTTTATTTTATGGAGATTTAATATGAGCAAATTGCAGGCAACTGGGCCACCAATTAACAAAAATGGATAGGGAGGAGTTATGGCAGACACTAAGAGATTAGGTCGCCAAACACCAACTCAATCCGTTATATTGCCATACGACAAGACGTATGGAGAAGAAGCAATCAAACTATATGAGAAATCAAAACGAAAAGCACAGGACTGGCAGAAGTTATTGATCTATGACTTACTTTCCTATGATGATGAAGAACTGTGGGTACATTCCAAGTTTGGATATGCAGTACCACGAAGAAATGGTAAGAACGAAGTTATTACCATACGAGAGATGTATGGCTTAATTAAAGGTGAGCATATACTGCATACAGCGCACAGAACACCTACATCAAGTTCTGCATTTAGTCGTTTGTATGACATTCTAGCGAAGGCAGGATATAAAGAAAAAGAAGACTTCATTGTTACACGCCAATACGGATTAGAAAAAATCGAAATGATAGAAGGTGGTGGACTTGCGTCGTTCAGAACAAGAACATCTAAAGGTGGACTTGGTGAAGGATATGATTTGCTGATTATTGATGAAGCTCAGGAATATCAGAACGATCAAGAAACTACATTGAAGTACGTTGTTTCTTCATCTCCAAATCCACAGACGATATTCTGCGGAACACCGCCTACAATGGTTTCATCTGGTACAGTGTTCACACATATGCGTGAAAATACTTTGGCAGGGAAGACCAGCAATACAGGCTGGGCTGAATGGTCAGTCGAAAGTATGACAGATGTCAATGATATAGAAGCTTGGTATGAAACAAATCCATCGCTAGGCACGATTCTAACAGAACGTAAGATACGTGATGAAATTGGCGAGGATGAATTAGACTTCAACATTCAGCGTTTAGGCTACTGGACTAAGTTAAATCTGAAATCAGACATCAGCGAATCACAATGGAAGGAATTACAGGTTGATAAGTTACCTAAGTTCAAAGGTAAGTTATATGCAGGCATACGCTTTGGTGCAGATGGAAAAAATGTTGCATTAAGTATTGCGGTTAAAACAACAAATGATTTAATTTTTGTTGAAAGTATAGATTGTCAGCCGCAACGTAATGGCTTAGGATGGTTGGCTCGCTTTTTAAAGCAGGCAGAACTACAAAACGTAGTAATAGATGGGGCAAGTGGTCAGCAGCTACTTGCGGACGCAATGAAAGAGGCTGGGATTAAGAAGGAGCCAATCTTTCCTAAAGTATCAGAGGTCATTGAAGCAAATGCACTTTTCCAACAGTGCCTAGATCAAAAACTGATATGTCATAAAGGGCAACCATCACTAACTCAATCGGTATCAAACGTGCAACGCCGTGCGATTGGAAGCAACGGCGGTTTTGGTTTTAAATCCATTAAAGATACAGTTGATGTATCTCTGATGGAGTCAATGATTTTTGCGTTCTGGTCATGTAAGAAAACAAAAGAACGCAGAAAACAAAAAGTATTCTATTAAGGCGACTATTTTAAGTCGCTTTTTTAGATAGCATCACTTACGTATACCTCACGGATTGAAGAGGGAAAAGGAGACCAATAGAAATGGCAGAATTTACACCAATCACAACACAAGAACAGTTTGAAGCTATTATGAAAGACCGCTTAGAAAGAGAGCGTACATCTGTAGCAAAAAAGTATGAGGGATATACAAGCCCTACAGATTTAGAACAAATCAGAAAAGACTACGATACGCAAATTTCGACACTTTCAAAAGATGCAGAAACAAATGCTAAGAAGTATGCGGACTATGATAAGCAAATTGCTGAAAGGGATACACGTTTAAAGCACTACGAGACCGCCTCGGTAAAAACGAGAATTGCTTATGAAACAGGACTCCCTTATGAAATGGCAAGCAGACTTTCAGGCGATGCCGAAGAGGAAATCAGAAAAGATGCTGAGGCACTTGTAGCATTAATTGGTAAAAACAAACCAGTGGCACCACTCGCTGATCAAGAAAGTAAACCAAGTGGTAAGAATGGCGCAATCAGCGCACTAGCGAAATCGCTAAGAGGAGAATAGAAAATGGCAACAATTACAAAAACAACTAGCTTATTTCCAGCAGAATTAGTATCAGAAGTATTTTCAAAAGCTAAGGGACATTCATCTCTTGCTAAGTTATCAAATCAAACACCTATTCCGTTTGCAGGCAATACACAGATGGTATTCGCAATGGATGGGGAAGCATCTATCGTGGGTGAAGGAGAAAATAAGCCTGCTGGTGATGCTAGTTTCAAGCCTGTAACAATCACACCTGTTAAGTTTGTTTATCAGCATCGCTTAACAGATGAATTTGTTAAGATGTCTGAAGAGCAACAACTTCCATATTTACAGGCATTTACTGATGGATTTGCCGCTAAGATTGCACGTGCATTAGATATTTCTGCTTTCCATGGTGTTAATCCAGCTACAAAGACTGCTGTATCTGGCTTAGCTGCTAAGAACTTTGATATGGCTACAATTGCTACAGTTACAACAACTGCAGGTAAGGAAGATGAAGATATTGATACTGCTGTACAGGCTATCACAGGCGAAGATGGAGTAGTAACAGGTATCGCAATGGCTCCAGCCTTCAGCGCAGCATTATCCAAGATTAAAGTAAATGGTGTAGTGCAGTATCCTGAGTTCCGTTTTGGCCAGAATCCAGAAGCATTCTATGGAATGGCATCAGATGTAAACAACACAGTATCTTTTGGCACATCTAAGGACTTAGCCATTGTCGGTGACTTCCAAAACGCATTTAAGTGGGGATACACTGAAAGTGTACCATGTGAAATCATCGAGTATGGTGATCCAGATGGACAGGGCGACCTAAAGCGTACAAATCAGATTGTATTACGTGCTGAAGCATATATCGGTTGGGGCATCTTAGATACTGCATCCTTCAAGAAGATTGCTAAGGCTTAATCATGCAGTATAGAAACATTAAAAACGGACGTGTGATTGATGTTTCATCTGTTTTAATTAGTGACGTATGGGAGGCGGTTGAAGAGCCGTCTCCTAAATCCACTAAAGAAAAGAAGGTGGTAAAGGATGACAAACCTAGCAAGCGTAAATGATGTAAATAGCCTTTGGAAACATCTATCAAATGCAGAGCAGGATCAAGTAGAAGCATTACTTCCGATTGTCTCAGATTCGCTACGACAAGAGGCTAAGAGGGTTGGAAAAGACCTGGATGAAATGATTGCTAAGGGTGAAATACTACCAAACGTAGTGAAGTCTGTAGTTGTAGATATTATCTCTCGATATTTAGATCAGTTATCATCTGATAACGCCAGTACTCTATCACAAGAATCACAATCCGCACTTGGTTATTCATGGTCAGGAACGTACGTTAATACAGGTGGTGGAATGTCTATCCTTAAGAAAGACCTAAAACGATTAGGCTTAACACGCCAGCGTTTTGGAATGGTGGACCTATATGGCATCCATTAAGGGTATCATCGTCAAAATCATTCCTAAGGTTCAGACGGGTGTAGATGAGTTCAATGCACCCATCTACACGGATGGAGAGCCAATAGAAGTTGATGATGTTCTTGTTGCTCCAGTAGGTTCACAAGAAAATTTAGACGTTACTAATCTATATGGCAAAAAGGCACAGTACCAACTCGGTATTCCTAAGGGTGATACGCATGTATGGACTGATGCAATTGTAGAGTTCTATGGATATCGCTGGCATGTGTTCTCATTACCTCAAAAGGGTATTGATAAAATGATTCCATTACGTTGGAATGATAAATACTACGTAGAACGCTATGAGTAAAGGTGTTTTAGAACGTCTAGAAATCAATAGAGAAGGTGTAGGTGAGCTGCTTCGTTGTCCTGCTGTACAGGGCTATATAGAAGAACTGGCACGTAGGCAGGTGGCAAGAGCAGGCGAAGGTTATGAGTATAAAGTAATGCATTCATCAAAAGATGGACGTGTTACAGCTCTTGTTAAAGCATCTAGCGATAAGGCGAAAGAGGATAATCTAGAAAACAATACGCTTTTAAAAAGTACACAGGGGTAGATATGGTCGAAACAGAAATTATTAAACTGCTAAATAGCAAAGGTATTAAAGCCTATATGGAGCGACCTAAGGACGCTCCTGATGAGTATGTGATCGTCGAGAAAACAGGAACATCCAGTAAAGACTGGGTTACAACATCAACGATTGCAATCAAATCACACGCACAATTATTATTGAAGGCGGCTCAATTAAATGAGAAAATTAAAAAGATAATGGTCTACGCAGATGTTAAAGGACTGTCATCTATACGCCTTATTAATGATTACAATTTTACAAATATCGCAACAAAAGAGTACCGCTATCAAGCGGTTTTTTCTGTTGTAACAAGACAATTTATGGAGGAATAATATGGCAGAGGCAAATACAAATAAAGCCAAAAATGTATCAACAAGTAGCCCTAAGGTAACAGGTGCTATTTATTATGCACCTCTTGGAACTGTACTACCTACAGATGCGAAAACAGCGTTAAATACAGCATTTAAAGGTGTAGGATACATTTCTGAGGATGGTGTTACGCGCTCACAATCAAGAAGTTCAAACAACATCAAAGAATGGGGTGGCGGCGTAGTAGCAACCGTACAAACAGAATATAGCGAATCTTTTAAGTTTAGAATGATTGAAACGCTAAGTGACTTGGTGCAAAAAGCAGTCTATGGTGATGCTAATGTTACAGGTAAGTTAGATGGAACAACAACAGCATCAATGACAGTTAAACATAACGCATTAGAGCCAGTTGCTAACGCATGGGTAATTGATACTGTCATGCTGGATGGAACACTATCTCGTATCGTTGTGCCAAATGCAAAGATTACAGAACTTGGAGACTTAGCATACAAGAAAGATACTGCAATCGGATATGATGTAACGCTTAGCGCTATGCTCGATGCAAATGGCAATACATCATACGATTACTATCAAGCACCAACTGTGTAGGAGATAAAAAATGAAAGGCAAGACAAATACAGGTTTTGAAATTAAAATTAAAGACAGTGCATTGGATAACTGGGAACTTCTTGAGTTATGGGGAGAAGCTGATAAAGGAAAGCCGGCATCTCTTATTTCGGCATTGAAGATTCTGCTAAGTGAGGAAGGATATAGTGCTTTTAAAGAACATGTACGCTCTCTATCAGACGATGGCATAGTGCATGCTACGAAGATGAGAGAAGAGTTATCAAGCTTAATGTCTTCGATTAATAACGGAAAAAACTAATAGCCCTTGCCGAAATTGTTAACAAATATGGTGATGAGTTGACCTGCGACCTAGCAGAGACTTATCACCTTTTTAACTATAAAGACCTTCCGCCATCAAAAGTGGCGGTACTGGTTTTCGGTTTAGGGGCGAAATCAAGAGTATATAAAAAGATGCAGGGCATCCAAGAAATTTCTGAGTATTTATTGCTTCCCATCATACATGATCGTCTATCAGAAATTGAATACATTTTAGCAGGAAATCACAAGAAGGATTTGCCTACTAAATTGGTTGATATTGTGTTAGGCAAAGAAGAAAAGGGTAAAAAGAGGGATACAACTCGGACGTTTATGTCAGTAGATGACTTCAATAAGTCTAGATACGGAGGTGCATAATGGCGGATGGAATTGAATTAGCGAGCGCCTATGTGCGACTCATTCCAACCACGGAGGGTATAGGGAATAAAATCTCTGAGACTCTAGAAAAAGAAACAACAAAAGCAGGGGATGAATCGGGGAAGAAATCCGGACAATCCTTTTTAAGTTCATTCAGTAACGCTCTTAAGCCAGTTGGTGATGCAATGACAAAGAGTTTAACAGTACCAATTGCGGGGCTTGCGACTGCATCATTAGCAGCTTGGAAACAAGTTGATGACGGCATGGATACTGTAATATTAAAAACTGGTGCTACAGGCGAAGCGTTGCAATCAATGCAGGATTCTGTTAAAAACATTGCTACATCATTACCCGTAACATTCCAAGATGCTGGAACTGCTATCGGTGAAGTTAATACACGCTTTGGTGTAACAGGTGAGCAATTAGAGGATATCTCTACAAAATTTTTAAAATTTGCAAAGATAAACGGCGTTGATGTAAATCAGTCAATAGATCAAGTGCAGAAAGCAATTTCAGCATTCGGTCTATCAGCAGAAGATACAGGCGCATTTTTAGATACATTGAATAAAGTTGGACAAGACACAGGCGTAAGTATGGACACACTGGAAACAGGTCTTGTATCGAATGCTACAGCACTACAGGGTATGGGCTTAAACGTAGCTAGTGCAGCCACATTACTTGGCAACTTAGAGAAATCTGGAGTTGATACATCGACTGCTATGATGGGTCTTAAAAAGGTGCAAGCAAATGCAATGACTGAAGGAATCAGTATGCAAGATGCCTTCGTTAAAGCACTATCCTCTACAGATGGTGCTATTTCCGTGTTTGGCGCTAAGGCTGGTCCTCAGTTGTATGCGGCTTTCCAGAATGGTACGCTATCGGCTGATATGTTTGTGGATTCTAGCATATCGCTAGAAGATGCATTAGGCTCTGTAAGTGACACATTTGATGCAACATTAGATCCAGCAGACCAATGGCAGACGGTGCTGAATAACTTGATGCAATTAGGGTATGAAGTTGCTGAGGCGGTTATGCCTTCGATACAGACAGCTGTAGATACAATCATTCCTGCTATTAAAGATTTAGCGGATGGCTGGTCAAATTTAGACCCTGGTATGCAACAGGCAATAATTGCAGCTGCTGGCATTCTTGCTGTATTAGGCCCTGCAGTATCTATCATTTCAGGAATTACAGGCTCAATTGGGAAACTTTCAGAAGGTTTAGGCTTTCTTATGGCGCATCCTATTGTGGCTGCGATTGGGGCAGTAATAGCAGGATTAGTTCTACTTTATCAAAATAACGAAGACTTTAGAAACTTCGTGAACGATGCATGGAAAAACATTCAAGAAGTAGTTGGTGGTGTGATAGATGCTATTGCTAGTTTTTGGACTAACACATTACAACCAACTTTACAAGCAATAGGTGATTTTGTTCTGAATACTTTATGGCCAATACTCCAAACTATTTTTAATGCGTTTGGCGAAGTTGTTTCAGCCGTATTCTCTTTAATCAGTGGATACTGGAACAACATTTTGAAGCCAGTGCTTACTGCTATTGGTGATGCGGTTAAATGGTTGCTAGATGCAATTAAAGGACCGCTAGAGACAATCCAAGATACCTTTAAAAATGTCTTTGACGGAATCAAGTCATTTGTTTCTCCAATTGTTGATTGGCTAAAGGGAATCTTTGATTTTAATTGGAGTCTCCCACATATTGATTTGCCACATTTTAGTATAGAGGGTGAGTTCTCACTATTACCTCCGAAGGTACCTCATTTAAGCATAGACTGGTATGATCGAGCAACTAGAAACCCACGCATCTTAGATGGTGCTACTATCTTCGGTGCTAGAGGCAATACATTGCTAGGTGGTGGTGAAACAGGCAGAGAGGTCATTATGTCTGAAAACTATCTCAAGAATTTATTGGCAGATGGAGACAACTCATCACAACGCTCAATTACTATTAATCAAAACAACTATAGCCCTAAAGAGCTTAGTCCTTTAGAAACTTATAGACAACTTAAGAGAGCATTACTGGAGACAATCTAATATGGGATATAAATATTTAATTATTGAATCTAACGGAAAGACACTAGACTTCAGGAATGACAATCGGTTCATTCTATGCGATCCAGTTGATGGTTTAAATCCTGTTAGTGCAGAGTATAGTTCATCTAAAGGTGCTAACTATGATGGCGAAAGAATGACAAACGCTAGATTATCAATAAGAACACTAACGCTACGGATTAAAGTGCTAGAGCCTGTTGATGAAAATAGACATGCTCTGCACTCTTTCTTTATGTCTAAAAAGAAAGTAAGGGTATATTACTATAGCCCTAGTTTGAATGCATATATTGATGGGTATGTCGAAGGCGTAAGCGATCAACAGTTCTATAGAGATGACCTCATTGTTATTTCAATACGTTGCTTTTCGCCATATTTTATAGAAAACACAAAATCCATAACATCGTACAACACGGTAAGTTATGGATTCCATTTTCCATTTAGCATTACTGTGCCAGTTCCGTTTGGTAGCTTGTCGAGTACAGACCACCAATCCGTGTTAAATAGAGGAACTGAAGATGTTGGATGCACCATCCGTATAAAAGCAATTGGTGGAGATGTTGTAAATCCAGTTATCTACAATCAGACAACCGACAAGAGAATGCATATTAAAGTGACAATCAATAGTAATGATGAACTTTTAATAAAAACTGCTGTCGGTGAAAAGAGTATTTTATATATAGATGATGTAGCTTTAGATAAAACAAATATGATAGATAGTTTGGATAGAACTAGCGATTGGATTACATTACTTTCTGGAGATAACGTCATTTATGTGAATGCTGAATCAGGAGTAAAGCACATGCAAGTTATTGTTGAAAACGAAACGCTATATAACGGGGTTTAATATGATTATTAACATTACAGAAAATAACGGATTAAAACTGTTAGGTGTTATTGATAATTACTCTAGTTTGATTTGGACAGAATCATTTAAATCAACAGGTGACTTTTCTTTAGAAGTGCCTTTATTAAAAACAACATTTGAAATTTTAAAGGTCGGTAAGCAAATATATTTGGATAAAGATCTATCGCATCGCATGATTATTGAGAAGGTCCAAACTAAAGTGTCTTTAGATAAAGGATTGATTCTTATTGCAAGTGGTAGATGTGCAAAGTCGCTACTTTCCAGAAGAATTATTTGGGATGAAATCAGAAAAGAAAATCTAAACTTACTACAAGCGATTGATTTGGTGATCTCTCAAAATATGAGGGGATTGCCAATTACATTCAATAAATCTAAACATGCATTTTTAGAGAAGTATAAAACCGATGGAACAATCAAAAGTGCTAGTATTTTAGATTGGCTAGAAGAATCTTTAAAAGAATTCAATTTGGGATATAGCTTATCTTTTGTTAATGGGAACTATCTACTTGAGATTAAAGAACCTAGGAACACAAATGTGTTCTTTTCTTTTGAACGTGGCAACATGATTTCAAATGACTACTATGATGATATTTCAAAGTACTCGAATGTAGCGTTAATTCGTGGAGAAGATAGAGAAAACGCTCCAAGAGTCACCCAGAGTGTTGGGGATAAAACGGGCTGGGATAGGTTTGAAACGTATATCGACGGTTCGAGTTATAGCTCTGAAATAGCAGGTAATAAGCTAAGCGATCAACAATATAAGAACATGCTAAAAACATATGCTATGCGTGGTTTAAAGGATATTAAAAGACAATACGATGTAGAGGTTGACTCTGGGTTAGATAATCAATTTGATAAATATTATTCCATAGGCGATATTGCTCACGTTAAATCTTTTGATGGAAATGATGTGCAAGTTTTGGTTTCATCAACAACACTATCTGATTCAGTAGATGGGCGTACAATTTTGCCAACAATGGAGGTGGTAGACAATGGCATATAGATCAGGATTCTTTAATGCAAAACAAAACACAGACGGCTCATATGATAGAACATATGATGCAAATGATATTTCAAATTATTTAGGCGGATTAATCAGTGATGGTGTAGTGCAGTCATCAGCAGATGCTCTACAGGTCAGCGTTGAACAAGCATCTATGCAGGTTCAAATCAGACCAGGTAGAGCATTTTTAAATAATCGATGGTTTACTGCAGATTCTGTAATTACTTTGCCTTTAACACGAGCACACGGAACTTTATCTAGAATAACTGCAGTTGCATTGCGTTTTGATGAAGTTAATAGGGAAGTGATTCCTGTATGTGTTGACGGAACATTAGCAAGTTCTCCAGCTGCTCCACAACTGGATGATAAGTACTTATTGTTAGCTTTAGTTGCGGTGCCTGCAAACCCTAGCAATTTATCACAAATCACAGTAAGTGATTCAAGGAAATTTGTACATGCATTAGTTAAGTATGATTTTGACCAAAGTGTATTGCAGAAAGAGTACATCAAAGCATTTAATGCATGGTTCGAATCTGTTAAGAATCAACTAGGCACAGATGCAGCAGGAAATCTACAGAATCAAATCAATACACTGAAGCCTAAGGTCGATTCAGTTAATAATGCTCTTACTTTTAATGGGCAGAATATAATCGCTAAAGGTCAACTTGACGTAACAGGTAAACTCAATGCTAAAAATGGATTAGCAATTGGTGGAAATGATACATTTATTGTCCGTAGATTTACTGGACCAAGACAAACCGTAAACTATAACTCATCTAATCTAACAGTTGTCAACATTAATGTTCCTAGTGGATATAGTATGATTGCTCCTATTAGCGCGACGACCACAGGATGTTTGTGCAATATCCACAGTTGGAATACGACGTCAGTAACTCTGTATGTTGGAAACATGTGGAATGATGGATACGTATTGCCTGCGGGAGAAATAAACGTGGATGTTCTGTTAGTTAGAAAGGCGGCGTAGAATGCTAATTGATGGAAAAAAATTTACAGAAGTTCCTAGTAATAATAAAAGCGTTGTTACTTTCAATAGAACAGTTTTTGAGAACTTAAAAATTCTAATTGACTCGTTCGAGGTGGGTGTGATCCATGATGTTTCATTCGACGATGGACCTACTACAAAAATGTATACGGAGCCGCTAACATTCTCTAAATCTGGTACAGGATACACGCTATCGTTCATCTTGACGGATGTTCCACAAAAGGATATTGAAGCTACCCATTTCAAAGAGGTTAGACCTTTAGTTAGAGACATTCTCCAAACAGCAAGTGCTGACGTTGTTAAAAAATATGTATTGTTTTTGGATCAGTGGAAAGCTGGAGATAAGTACAAAAAAGGACAACGTATTGGCTACAACGGCACTCCATACACTGTTGAATCAGACCACACTGCACAGAATGACCAGACTCCTGATAAGACACCTTTGATATATGACGATCTAACAAAGGAACGAGAAGCAAAACCGTGGAATGATAAAACAACCTATTCTAAGGGTGATTTAGTTATCGCACGTGGAATTGTGTTTGTCTCAAAAATCGACAACAATAAGGGTAATGAGCCTGGCTTTGGCTCAGCCTGGGATTATTACAAAGAAAAATAAATATTGCTATTAAGGCGACCAATACGGCCGCCTTTTTAGATAGAAAGAGGATGAATCATGAATGAAGATTTGGCTTTAACAACAGAACAGTTAGAAGAGTTAAGCAACAATAAAGCGGAAAGAGAGGTATAAAATAATGGGATATTCGGCTTTAACTAACGCAGCAATCATGAGTCCTAATCATTCAGGCTCACGTTACAATTCAATCTCAAAGATCACTATCCATCATATGGCTGGCAACCTTTCAATTGAGACGTGTGGGAACGTCTTTTTAAATCCAAACAGACAAGCATCATCTAACTACGGTATCGGCTCTGATGGGCGTATCGCATGTTATGTCGATGAAGAAAATCATCCGTGGACATCTGCTAACTGGGATAATGATGATCGTGCAATCACCATCGAAGTTGCGAATAGTGAGACTGGTGGCGATTGGTCAATCAGCCAAGAAGCATATGCATCGCTAATTCGTCTATGCGCGGACATCTGCAATCGTTATGGAATCTATCCTTATTATGATGGAACGCCTTCAGCAACATTGACAGAGCATTGCATGTTTGTTGCAACAAATTGTCCTGGTCCTACAATCCATGCTATGCAGGTAAATCATGTTATCGAAAATGACATTCGCGCAGCTATGGCAGGTGGTGCAGTGAGTGCCCCACAATCAAACCAACCAATTGGTGGAGATGTTGAAGACTTAGCACTTAGAGCAATTGCAGGTGAGTTTGGCAATGGTGATGCAAGACGTGCCGCATTAGGCGATATGTATAGTGCAGTGCAAGCGCGCATCAACGAAATGTATGGTGGTGTTGTAGCAACAACTGACTACTCTATCGATGCTATTGCATATCGTGTCATTGCTGGCGAATTTGGAAACGGTGTAGATCGTATAAATGCATTAGCTGCAGCAGGATATGACAATGTTGCGGTACAGCAACGTGTAAATGAAATTCTTCAAGGCGAAACGACTCCAACCACATCGCAGGATAATCTAAGCGCTATTGCTGAAGCAGTCTACCGTGGTGATTATGGTAACGGCCAAGATAGAATTAATGCATTACGCGCAGCAGGGTATGATCCAGATGCAGTACAGCGCGCAGTAGACCAAATCTATTACGGTTTATAAAACAGGAGGTGGCTTTATGCAAGAAGGGATCAATCCTGTATACATCAGTCTCCTTATTTCGCTTTTAGGGCTAGTTGCTACTGTATGGAGCGTAAACGCATCAATCCATAAAGGTAGTAAAGATCAGGCAGCAGAGCTTGGCAAAATGAATGCAAACATAACGTTTGTGAAAGAGGGGATAACAGATTTAAAAGCTACAACCAGAGATGTAAGCAATCGTGTTATGTCTCTGGAAAACCGTCTAGCACAAACTGAAACATCTGTCACATTTCTAAGTGACAGAATTAGACAAATTGAAGAAAGAAGGGTTAATAAATGAAAGACAAACTATATTGGGGAAAATGGGGAAAGGCAGCAGCAATAAGAGCATTAAAAACTGCAGCACAGACATTCGTAGCGACGGTCGGAACGGCTGCTGTAATCGGCGATGTCAACTGGCAGATGGTACTATCTGCTTCAGCACTGGCGGCTATCTTATCATTAGGTACTTCCGTTGCAGGATTGCCGGAAGTTGAACCGACAGAAACAACAAAAGCCGAAGAAGATTTGAAGTAATTGAAAGCCTACTCTCTTAATTGAGGGTAGGTTATTTTTTTATTTTTTAAAAGGTATTGCAAAAGGTAGCACCTTGTGCTATGATATACATGTAAGGAGGATAAGCCTTACATTATCGCAAGACCTGAAAGAGGTCGAGGAGGAAAATTATGAAAAGTAATTCACAACAACTTATTTACGGAATTTCCAGCAAGTTTGAATTTGGTCAATGGCACCACGGAATTGTGGTATTTGATGATCAAGAAAAAGCCAATGCTTGGTTGCAAACAGAAGAGTATGATTCTAGAGAAAGAGAATTGTTTCATTCTGAAAACAAGGCAATTCGTCTATTAGGCAAAGGTGGTAAGAAAAAACTTGCTGAAGCAAGAAATTATTATGGATTTTAGAAAGGGAGCATTTGCTCCCTTCTATTAAAATAATATACCAGGAGGAGAATATGGCTGTAACACAGAAAAAATCAATTTATTTAACTGGAGCTTTAATTCCTATTTACAATTCATGCAAAGATGGGAATTGTAATCGCTCTTTTAGCGGTAGAGTTGCGGATATAGCAGATCGCTATACAGCGTTAATAGCACTTACTGACATTCCGAAAATTACCGATGAAGAAAAAATGATATTAGGTGAATGTGTTTTAGGTACATTTTTAGACAAATTAAAGATTAAACATCTTCCGGAATACATTATTGATACAAAATTAAATGGTTCGGCAGAGCTTGCTAAGAAAGTTAAACAGATGACACCTTTGCAAAGGGTTGCTTTGATTGAGAGTTTGGGAATTTAAGTTAATCCCCTTGAAAACAATGTATTGTTAAATTATTATCTTATATATGACAGACATAGATTTAAAAAAACGAAAATTAAAGATGAAATTATACATTAATTTAGCATGCGACATTTTGGATATACCTACACCGTATATTCATTATCGCATTCCAAAAAATGAACCAAATAATTTGGGTGTCACTTATAAAAAAAGAGGGTACTATCACATATATTTAAATGCTGAATATCCAGTGGAAGCAATTCTATATAATGCGTGTCTGCATGAGTGCAGACATGTTTATCAATCGATGGTTTGTGAGCATAAAGATGCTTATTTGATTGAACCAAAAGAAGTCATAGATTCTTGGATGGAGAACTTCACAAACTATAAAGATGTTTTTAATAAAAATTATGAGTTACAGCCAGTCGAATTGGACGCATACGCATTTGGAGATTACGTTTTTAACACGATGTATAATCAGGAAGTCATTCCAAGGAAAGAACCTTTAAGAACACCTTTAATAAAGAAGATGAAAGAACTTGAGTTTGATTATCCTAAAGATTTAGTGATAGACATTGCAAAAGATTATTTCAAAATGGATACATAGACCGCAGAGATGCGGTTTTTATTATTTTTATAGAATTATAAAAAACATTAATAAAAATGATATTAATATTCATAATTAAAAAAAATTAAATAAAGAGAAATAAAAA